TATTTACCATAATGGTATAGATAAGTGGCATCAGACTCAGGGGTAGTTCTATCTTTGATGATAGCTGTTAATTCAACAAATCTTTTCTCACATTCTTTAACTACTTTTTGTGCTTGATTATGTTTGTTAACAATATCTTGCAACTCTGTTTGTAATTGTTCAAGAGTAGGTTTAGACATATTAAAGTTTAGCTAGGTTTAGGATACTTAGCTTTAATAGGATCAACAATATCGGTTTTCCACTTATCTATACCATTATGGTAAATATAATCAAGCTGCAAACCTATATCTGGATACGCTTTTCTTCTGTCATGTTGATATTCTAAACTTTCTACTTTTTTTATTTCTACTAATACATCAGCCCATAAAACTTTATGAACAGCAGGGTCGTTAGTTGATACAGTACATTCTTGTTCATCAACACCAGTTTTTACAAAAAACTTACTATAAAAGTCTGCTTCATCTTTTATTTCAGAACTTCTTAAAGTCCATTCTTTTGTAGTTCCAAAAAGATTTTGTAAAGCATCTTTAACTTTCCAAGATATATAAGTCATGCTGCTATCTCCATTGCTGTTAGTTGTGTACTACCTGAGTTATAATCAGAAGAACTATGATGTGCAGATCCTACTGTCATACTCCATTGATTACTTATTCTTTTTCTATATATTCTGTATCTAGGTGTAGTTGTAGAAGGTGTATATAATAGATTTCCACTCATTCTCATAAATCCATATTGCATTTCACTATTAGCACCATTAGCACTACTGACCCAACCACCTGTCATACCCCACGTACTATTTCCTAAAATACCTTGTGTAGTACAGTAAACAGTAAGTACAGCGTGTTGTGCCCAAGCACCATTATATGCTTCACCTAGTCCTAACTGTAAATGTAAAAGTACTTTATTTCCAGAAGTAACAGCATTTGCGAATTGTAAATCGCACAAACCTGTATTAGTCCAACTGTTTTCAGATCCAGAGTCTTCACCTGTTGCATTTGAATATGCTACTTGAACTACTCTTCCTACAGCAGAACTACCTCCATCACCATAAAAAACAGCCATTATGATACCTCCGTTAAATTAAACTTATATTTTTTGCCATTGCGTTTGTTAATCAAAAATAGATCCTCTGCTCCTTCTTGTATAGTATAACTTCCCCAAGTTCCGTCAACGTCATTGGCACTACCTTTGTTAGATAAGTTAAGGTCATTGGTATAGACGTTTCTCCAACGTTCTGATGATGTACCTAAATCATAAGTGTTATTACCGTTAGGAACAAAATGACCACTTGTATCAAATTTTGCTCTGAAACCACCATTGGAATAAAAATTCATTTGATTTCCATAAGCACCTAATCTCACATATTGATTACCACTTGTGTTTTGATCTTGAAATGATATGAAACAATAATCACCATCTGTATGATGAACGTCAAGAATTCTATTGTTTCCTTGATTGCTTACAATTACACCAGAACTTTTAGTTTCAAGCTTTTTACTGTTGTTGTGATATAACTCTACTGCTCCGTCTGGTATAAAAACACCACAAGATGCTCCGTCATCTTTACCTAACTTTATTTTTGTACCATTAGTTTGTAAGTTTAAATCTCCTGTTCCAGCATCATAAATATAAGATTGAACTCCGTCATGGTAAATTCTTAAATCTCCATTTGTCGCACTACCAAATGTTAAACGATCATCACCAGTACCACTACTATCTCCAAATACAATATTTTTAGCGTTTACATCTAAGTTACCGCCTAGCTGTGGTGATGTGTCAGATACTAAGTCTGTATTAACAGTTTCATAAGAAGGAGCTTGTCCATTATTTGCTCGTAAAAATTTGCCATTATTACTAGATGTTCCAGTAGTAATATTTGCAACTGTTGTATTAAGAGCAGCTACATCTACACCATCAACTGTTCCTGATACTGCAATGTTTCCTGTTACGTCAAGTGTCTCTGAAGGTGCGATATTTCCGAGTCCAACCCGACCAGCATTATTTATATAAAGCCTTGTAGTAAGCGTAGCATTATTAGCAACTTGAAGTTTAAAGTATCCATCTCTTGTTGATGCTGTATTATTCCAACCACTCATCTTTCCAGCAATGAGTCTTACACCAGCAGTGTTTGATACACTTGCCTGTCCTAATCTAAAATCTATATGTGCTTGTGCAGAAGCATTTTGAGATTGATTTAAAATTCCAAAATTAACTACATTGGTACTATTTCCATCACTTGTATTTTCATTACCTCTAATGCCTAGATAGTAGTCATCCATATTACTACCACTAGAATTACCAATCAAAACATTATGTGATTTATTACCGCTACCACTTAATACTGCAAAACTTGTAGTTCTTGTGGTGGTTCCCTCTTTACAGGTAGCTAAAGCAAAATTAGTTGCATGATTACTACTGCTCCAACTTTGACCACTTGGACAAGTAAATCCCAATACAGCACCAATTCGTTCAGCAGAAGTGTCGGGATCATTACCCATAATCTCAATTCTTGCAATATTATTACCAGAACCAATAGATGTATCTTTTCTACGAAGAACTAATTCTCCACCGCTAGACCCTGCAACTTCTACAACACCAGCACCAAAGTTGGCGTTCATAGCAGTAGTATCTCCTATCAACAATCCACCAGTAGTAGATATGTTTTGCGACCCGAAAGTGGGAGAAATCTTTGTTCCAGCTATTGCTGCACTTGCATCAATCTGTGCGTTAACAAGTCCACTACTATTAAGTAAAGTTTTTATATCACTAGCAGTTTGATCTGCTGTAGCACCTGTTTCAATACCATCTAACTTAACACCATCAGCAGCTACGTCACGACCATCTACGTTACCAGATACAGCTATGTTGCCTGTTACTGAAACGCCAGTTGTTGTAGTCTCAAGTTTTTTATTTCCAGCTTCATATAATTCTGTAGATCCGTCAGCTACACATTCAATATGTTTTTGATTAGTTTTACCTTCAATTATTACATTTCCATTTGTATCTCTAATAGTAAGATTACCAGTTGAGTTTTGTAGTAAAGCTGAAGATCCATTATGAAAAAACTCTAAATCTAAATCTGTACCTAATATAAGTTTTACGTTGTCATTATGTATGTTACTACCAGTAAATGTATTACCAGTTTTAAGAGCAAAGTCACCTGTAGTTGTAACACCATCTACCCAAGCACTACCTGTATAAACCTTAAGTGAGTTGGTTGAAGTGTTAAAGAATAAGTCACCTGTATCTAAGCTAGATGTAGGGTTACTTGAACCTACACGATATTTGTCAAAGAAATCGTTAACGTTGTTTATGTTAGTTGCAACAGTATTGACGTTGCTTATAGAGTTACCAACATTATTTACGTTTGTTATAGAACCACCGACATTATTTACATTAGTTAAAGCACCAGCAACCGCACCAACATTATCATCAATAACATTTATGGTGTTACCCATAGCGTTACCATGTGATGTGCAATAGTACTTGAGTGAGTTAGGTGCGTTAGCTGCTACAACAATAACTACAGTTGCACCAGAACTACCAGCAGTTCCGCTTGTTGTAACCCCTGTAGTATAAGAGTTGTCGCTGCTATCTCTAAAAGCTAAAGGGTGTCCGCTATTGCTGCTGTCAGCCAGATTAAATGTATATGTTTTACCTCTAGCAAGTTTTAGTACAGGTGTTTGTACACCATCTATAAAGTACTTGTTACCACTTACGTTTTGAACTGTAACTGTAAATGTTTGATTAGCTCCTGTTGAGTTGGTTAAGTTATTTACATTGGTTATGTTGTTTCCTACGTTGTTAACGTTAGTTACGTTATCAGCTACAGTACTCATATCACTAATGACATCAGCTACAGCCAACGTATTCATATCGCTAACTATATCTGCTGTAGCTAGAGTATTCATATCAGCAACAACATCATTAGTACCAAGTATCGCCATATCAGCAACAACATCTGCTGTGCCTAGTATTGCCATATCTGCTACTGCATCAGCAGTACCTAATCTACCTATCTCTACAGCTTTACCAGCTACAGTTGTTACCTCTGTTGCTTTTGGTACTAATCTATGAAATGTGTATGTATGAAGCGTAGTTGTAGATTCAACTAGAAATCCAAATCCAGAAGGTATAGTGCTTGGTACACCAGTAATAGTAATATTTGCATTATTAGCTACGTTTCCATTAGTTACAGTTACAGTTGTACCACTAGGAACTAAGTTTGTAGTTGCTGCTTTAATACTTAATACTGCTGCCTGTCCTGTAACTCCTTGTGGGTTTACGTTTGGAAATGCTTGCTCACTAGCAATGATAGTAAAACCACCAACATCATCTATAAGGTCAATAATTCTGTCATTGATAGCTGCGGTGGTTGCAATAGTTGTATCATTATCAGGAAACGTATCGCCATCTTTTATTGTATCGCCAGTACTGATATTAAAAAATCTAGCGTCAGCAGCAGCAGAAGTTAAGAAGGAAGTATCATTTGTGGTGGTTGATGCTTGTTCATTTGCAGTAATAACTGTGTTGGGATTTAATTTTGCAGACGTTATTTCACCATCTTTAATCTCATTAACTCTGACAGCGTTTGCTGCTATATGCTCATTGTTTATAGCATTATCTTGTACGTTATCTCCGTCTATAATGTCATTTGCTAAATGTTCGTGATCTATAGAACCAGCTACATAATGCTCTGAATTAATTACATCATCTTGAATATTATCTCCATCTATAATGTCATTTGCTAAATGTTCGTGATCTATACTACCTGCAACATAATGTTCAGAATTAATTACATCATCTTGAATATTATCTCCGTCAATGATGTCGTTAGCTAGATGTTCGTGATCTATAGACCCATCTACATAATGTTCTGAATTTACAGAATTATCTGCTAATTTAGCTGACGTAACAGCGTCAGGTGCTAGTTTAGCTGTTGTTATATTTTCATTTGCTATATGCTGCGTATCTATACTAACGTCAACATAATGTTGAGAATTAACAGAATCATCTGCTAATCTATCACTATTAATTGCATTACTCGCAATCATTGAAGTTGTAATAGTTTGCGAATCTCCAGTTGTTACAACTGAACCTGTAACATCAGGTATTGTTATTGTTCTATCAGCAGTAGGGTTTGTTATCGCTAGTGTTGTTTCATTAGTATCATCAACAGAACCTTCAAATACAAGATTACCTGTTATAGTTTTTGATCCATCTCTTTTTACATAATCATTAGATAATTCCTGTTGAGCAAATAAAACTTGGTTTACATTATTATCTAGGTCTGCTTCTGTAAGAACACTACCATCTTCAAAGTCAACTCTTTTTGTACTTATATTTGTATCTCTATTAAATACAATATTAGCTGTACCACTAGCAGGTATATTGCCAGAAGTAAATTGAACTTCTGACCCTACGATATTGTAATGAGTTCCTAGTGTTTTAAGTACTCCACCAACAGTAACTTCAATTTCACTATTTAATAAGAACGGAAATGATATAGAAAAGTTAGCTTGACTACCAGTACCATTATGATTTTGTGATGTAGCAGAAGTGTTAGTAGCCATAATTAAAAGGAACTATTGTTAAATGTACCTAAGTTAAGTTTATCAAACTCTTTAAGCAATACATCATTAAAGTTTTGATTTTTTTCTTCAACTGCATTTATTCTATTATCAATATCTTTTTGTGTCATTTCAGTTCGCATATACTCTATCATACCTGCTTTTATATATTTGGTATTTATTTTTGATAATGTTTGGAATATCTCTTCTGCTGCTTTTTGTCCTTCTTCACTTTGTAAGCCAAAATTTTTGATAATACTTCTTCGTGTTTGTATATATGGATCATTTATTTCTGCATTGATAGCTTCTTTTATATTCATATCTTTACCTTTATATTTTAGTTCTATTACGTTTGTTATTTTTTTTAGATCATTGTATTCATTTCTATCTAATTTTTTTGGTATAAAGTCTGCTGATCTTAAATTAGGTAATACTGATCCTCTTATAATATCTGGCGGTGGAGGTAACATTTTACCTATCTCAGCTTGCACATCAAGAACTAAAAAGTTTTGACTTTCTCCTATAGGTCTATTGTAGATAAATTGAAAAAGACCTCCTTCCTTGCGTGGATAAGTTACTACATTATTAGTTATATGCTCTACTTGTGAAGGTAATTTACCTCCTACATTTAAAGGTACGATTTCTTTAAACATCTTATCTACTGTATTTTCAAGAGCTTGAATTATATAATTTGCTTTATTAAAATCTTCGTCACTATAAGGCAAACTTTCATTAGCACCATCTCCTGAGTATGTTTTTGAATCACGTTTTATAAATTTTCTTAATTCTGTAGGATCACCTGTTGAGTTAAATAATGCTTTAGCATCTTCTTCAGTAAATCCCATTGTTTCTTTTATCGCTGCTGGTACTCTTGCAAGTCTTTTAAATAAACTTGAATAAGGGAAGTTAGCGGATACTTGCCTACCAATATAATCAAGAAGTTTTTTGTCTCGATATTTCAAACCTTCATCTATACCTTGTTCAGTTAGTTGTCCACCTGCTGAAAGAATTTTCAATAGCTCTGATATTTGACTTGTATATGTTTTACCAAACATATTACGACCAACAAAAGCAAACCAAGTTCCTACATATTCTGCTACTCCTTCAGCATCAAGATCACCTTCGTATAACCAAGGTTGCATCTCAGCAAAATCTAACCAAGTTCTAACTAAAGAAGCTAGTGGATCGGGTATAAACTCAAGACTCTTATAGATATATACAGGCTTACCATTTCTTAGCAAAGGATCGCCATTCTCGTCATACTGCAAAACAGCTTTACTATAAGGTCGCCAACCATTTTTATACATAGAAATCCATTGTGCAGCACCTTCTTTGGTATAAAAATTAGGACCACCACCTGTTAAAAATTCTTTTTTATATTCGTCATCTACATCTTCAAATTGTTTATTAGTTAGAAATAACATTAAAGTACCAAGTGCAGCACCCATTCTTATTTGACCATTTGCCTGTTGACGAACATAAGGGTCTGGACTATTTAAGTCAGCAACCATATCAGGTAGAAGTGCTTGGTTTACTAAATTTATGTTTACCCTTTGTCCACTTGGTAATGTAACTTGTATTGGCATATTTACTATTGGCAAGTATCTTGCAGTTTCTAAAAACATATTGGTTGGAGTTCTTGTAAATTTAAAATAAAATCTAACTGCTGGATTATTTATAGCTGCATCATTTATAAACTTTGCACCTTTACCAAAATAACTGTCTGTTCTTATGTCTTGAGTAAACGTAATAGTTTTGCCAACTTCTTTTGCTCTTGTAAGTATTCTTTGTATTACTGCATCAGTTGGTTGTAGTTGTCTTGGTCCAACTACTCCTTCATCTAATGGATCAATTCTACCTAAAGTTCCTTCTTGACCTCTAAGTAAATAAGATATAACACCATCTACAGTTCCTTTTATATATTTTGTTAAATCTTCTCCTTCTAAATTTCTACCAACACCTTCATTAAAAGCTTCAAATGCAGTAGCAGCAATAATATTAGGTGCTTGTATTAAAGCATCATTAGCTGTCATTAATCTACTAGGTAGTCTTATAATTCTTCCAAACTCGTCATAAGCTCTTAGAGGCCAGAAGCTAGAATCCGAAGATATGATAAATCGTTGACCTGTATCTCCTTTAACATTTCCAACATTAATAAAATTATCTTCCATATCCCATGATCTTTTCCAAGCATTTACACCAAAATCTAAGTTATAAAATAAATAAGACATATATTGTTGTGCTGCCCTTAATTCGGTAACACTACTAGCACCTGCAAAATTATTCATTGCTTTCATAAATGTCATCATTGCACCAGAATATAAATTTATTGCTTGTGTATTAGGACCAGAAAGAACAGCATTAATACCAATCTCATTTAAAATTCTTGCACCTTTATCTAATCCTTTTATAAGTGAAGTAGATATAGCATCTTGATTTTGTATTGCAACAAGTTTTCTAGGATCACCACTTGCTGCTTTTAAAGTAACTGCTGCTTGATTTAACTTTGAATAATCTCCTGTTTTTGTAGCTTCTTCTAAAGCTTCTGTAAGTCTAGTTTTTAATAATTGATTTCTTGATATTGCGTCATCAATATCTATTTGTAACTCAGGTACTTTAGCAGTAGCAGCAGCTTTTTCAGCAGGTGTCATACCTGTTATCTCTTCAACTGTCTTACCTTCTATACCTTGCTCTGTCTTCATACCAAAGGACTTAACAGTTCTACCTGCTTGTGTTCTTAGTGGCAGACCTAGTGTTAACCATTCTTCTACATCTGTTAGTGCTTCAAACAAATCATCAATACTTTTTTGTATCTTTGCAGAATCTTTTGTCTTAATAAGGTCCATCATTATTTGGTTCTTATTAGCTACGTTTTCTGTTGCTAGTGTTATAACTTGTGCAACTGCAAAATTTAAAGAATCACTAGGAACTAAGTTATACATCTTTGCATACATCTCTGCATATTCTTTTATCGCACTTGTATTAGCTAATGAAACAACTCCTTTATTAAACATACCTAGACCTTCAAGCCTTGTTTGTACTTGGCTTTTAGAGCCTACAAAAACATCTTCATCTTTTAATTGCCTAATTATTGATTCTACTAATTCTTGTTGTCTTGGTTTAAATTCTTTAATAAAAGCAACTGATTGAGGATTCTTTGTAAGATCACCTAAGTTTTGTTTTTTGCCAGTAATACTTGTCTGTACTTCTTGGGAATATTTAGCATCAGCAGGTACTTCTATTGTTAGTCCTACTGTGTTACCTCGACCTGCTTGTGCTGAACCTGTTTTATCAATAACTATTTGTTTTATTTTTTCATGTAAGTTTGTGCCATGTTGTCTTATTTCTGCTTCTGTAAAACCTTGACTAATAAAACTTTCTAAAATTTGATCTGCATACTTTGGCGGTTTTGTTTTTTTATATCTCAAATACCAAGCCATCTTATCAAAATCAGATTGAAAGACTATAGGTGCATCTCCATAGTTAGGCTTTGTATTTTTAAATTGATTAGGCATTATATATGTTCTGACAGAACCATCTATAGGTCTTGTATTTGTTTGACTACTTGTACCAGAACCTTCGTTTTTTAACTTTTCTCCAATGTTGTCGTAGTTTTCTCCTTTACTTTCTATATCATTTTTTAAAACTTTATTTGCTTTAGTTATGTTTTCTGTTGCTTCCTCCACAACTTGAACATCTTTTTTGTTTAAGTTAAATATATTGTTTATTTTGTCGTATCTAAAGTTTTTATATTTAGTAAATATCTTATCTAAGCCTTCTATAGAAGTTTTTAAAGTACCACCAAAAGTAGCACCTAAACCAAACGAAGCGTAATATTCATCTAAACTTACATCATCTCCTAATATATATCTTAAAAAAGTTTCAGTAGTAGCAATCGTTCCACCATAACCTGCTGACGCTACAATTCCTTTTGGTCCTTTTAATGTGACACCAAAAGGAATAATCTGTGTAAAACCTGCTGCAATAGCTCTTCTTTGGTCTGGTTTAAAATTTAATCTGTCTTCTGTTTTTAATTGTTGTTTTTGTGATTCTATATCTGCTGTATAACCTACTGCAAATTGACCAAGAGCATATATAGCTTTAGACCAACCATTACCTAAAAGCAAAGGTGCAAAGACATAATCTGCTGTCATACCTACACCTATCTCTATACCCATACCTTTTGCTAATTTATTTAGTTGCGACTCGTCATCAGCTTCAAGCATATTGATAGTAAAACCTTTATCTTCATAATGTTTCATTACATTTGCAAGACCATTTTGGAACTCTTCGCTTTCTACTTTTTCTCTAGGTATCTTGTTTCCTAAAAACTCTTCGCCTGTAAAACCTGTTTCTTGTTTTATTAATTTAAAAAACTGTTGTCTATCTCTTAAACCTTTAATTGGTTTGTTATCAAAACCTAAGTTAGTAAATTGATTACCTTTTATAAAATCATAAACACTTAAAAATTTTAAACGTGCTTCAAGGTTTGGTACAGTATCTTCTCCAACTGAAAAGTCTATAGTTTTATTAAATATGTTTCTTGTCTTATCATTTGGTTCTGCATATAAATCAAAAGGTTCCTCTCCATCTTGTAAAAAAGTATTTGTGTAATCACTAAAGTTATATTCTGTATCCCAATCTATCCAACTTTTATCCATATTAAATATTTTTTTATTATCAAAGACATTTTCAAACTTAATTTCTGGCTGCTGTTCTTCTGTTACATCAACAGTTGTTTCATCTTCATATCCGACTTCTTGAAGTTTCTGATCTATACCTATATCTACAGTAGGCTTCTCTTCGTTTTCAAAGCCTATATTTGGAGTTGAACTTGTCATTTTTAGAATAGTGGAGGATTACGTTTTGCGTCTTTGATTAGTTGTAAGACCTTTGTTTTGTAGTCTTTGTCTGTAGCATACAAATCATTTGGTCTGCTTTGGATTAAGTCAATAGCTTCTTCAACTGTATTTACACTAACTATACCTTTTCTATCTCTAAAAGGTTCATTCCATTCTTCGTTGTATTGTTTCATTTGATCTCTAATATCATCAAAATCTACAAAATCTCTTCTTGTATTTTCAAGACCTCTACCTAAATCTTCTTTTGTTTCTAGGTTAGTAGATTGACCTTTTTCTATTTGACTTAATGATGCTTGCAAACCTAAATAATTATTTTTACCTGATGGCGATTCTCCATTACCTGTTTCTAACATGGCTTGTGCAGCAGTTAGTTCTGGAAACTTATGACCTGCTTCTTTAGCTAATTTATAAAAAATAGGAAAGTTTGTTTCAAATCTTTTTACACCATTAGTTTCTTCTTTACCTACTATGCCTAAAGATTCTGCTGTTTGTTTTGAATCTTCTATATCATCATTAGGAATAATCACTCCATCACTTTTTGGTACAAAAACTTCTCTGCCTTCTTCTCCAACAATTACAGGTTCATCTTTTTTAACAGGACCACCTTCTGCAAGTCCTCTTAAATTTTTTAACTTCTGATTATCTTTTACTGGACTTTTATTATTAGAATAATTAAATAGTTTTTCAAGTAAAGGATCAGCAAATTTATAGTTGTTAGTTAATATATTGTATGTTTCTTCTTTTAAGAATTTAATAATTTCAGCTTTTGCTTCATCTTTTTCTTTTTGAGTTGCATAGTCTGTTGTAGCCCAAACATCAATTTTATCTCTATATCGTTTTGAAAGATCATTGAAGGCATTTGTATAACCAACTTTTACTACTGTATATCCAGACTTATTATCTTCTCTCAAAGCTTCTTTCATGTTTTTAAGAGTAGTTTCAAACTCTGGGTATGAAGACAACACACCTTGAGAGCTTTCTTTATTAATTAATTTCAAAGCTTTTTCATATCTTGTTCTATCTTCATCAGTTGCAGTAGAGCCTAGTACAGCCATAAAACTATCAAGCCTTACTCTTGCTTTATCTCTATCTCCAAACTTGCCATTGTTATAGTCTCTTACAAATCTATCAAACCAAAGATCAACATTATCATTTCTTAAGTTATATTGTTTAACAATAAATCCTTTTAAATCCTTGTGTCTTGCCACTAAAGCTTTGAGAGTTTTGACATTGTTAACATACGTTGTCTGATCCATAGAAGTCCAATCCATGCTGCCTAAAGTTTCTGTTATGTCTTTTTTATTTAATAGATTTGCAAGGTCTTGTTCTTCTTTGTTCGCATCTTTTATTTTTTCATATATTTCTTTCTTAAGTTCCAAAATACTATCATCTTGATCTAAAAACTCTCCTAGTGTTTTTTGTACTGGTAATCCTTCTTTTGTAGTACCAGTTGGTCCTACTGTAACTCCTGACATAAAATCTATATAATCGTCTAACTCAGATTGAGCTTCTACCCAAGAAATATTACCTCTTTCAAAATCATTTAAAATTCTATAACCATTCTTTTTAATTATCTCAATCATGCCTGACGGAGAAACAACTTCTGACAAACCTAATCTATATGTATAGTCTGTATCTCCTTGAAGTAAAGATAATGCGTAGCTTTCTCCATCTTGAAAATCTGCATCAATAATATTGTCTTCAATATTTTCATTGTATTTATCAATATTACGAAAATATAATAACGAACTGTCTGTGAGCATACTTGTATAATTTTGTATGTTTGCATCTGCTTTTGCTTCTACCTGTTTAGTTATTGCTTTGCGTAAAGCTGCATTTTGTTGTGGAAAGAAAAATTGATTTAAAAGTTGTGGTCTTATTCCTTTTGTATCTAATAATTGAGTTTCTTTAAATTCGTTTATAGCACCTTGAAACTCCTTAGAATTAACATCAAATTGAGATAAAGGTACAGCAGTAGTACCGCCTTCTTTATTTGGTACTTGAACAATATGATTTGCAAAGAATTGATTAGTCTTGCCTTCTGCTATGTTTCCTAAATTCATAGCAAGTTGTTTTTCTATTCCATACTCTATATACATATTTCCACCAACAAAATTTCTCATAATTCTGTTGCCTTTCTTTTCAGATAATTCTTTTTTTATCTGTGTAATTTGTTTATCATCAGCACCTAAAAGTAGATTCTGCCCTTCTAATACACCTTCTTGTTTTGCTT